TGTCAACATGATTAACAATCTTGCTGACGCCATTCGCCGAAACAAGAAGCCTCTCCAAGAAGCTGGTCATAATCTGGCATCAGCATTATTGGACGGTATGTTTGACGGCATCGCTAAGAACGCACAGAAGGTTTTGGACTCGTTATCCTCACTCGGTAAACGTATGCGAAACGTTACTGCTGCTGTTCTTGGTATTCATTCGCCGTCTCGGGTGTTCCGAGAGTTCGGCATGTTTACCATGCTGGGTCTCGCTGGTGGCATTGATGCTAACGCCGAGAAACCGCTCAACGCATCTCAAGGTGTTGCCGAATCGTTGATTTCTATTGCACGCAATGTTCTTGGTATTCAGTCGCCGAGCCGGGTTTTCCACGGTATCGGTGAAAACGTTAACCAAGGCATGGCTCGTGGTATTGATGATTCAGCCAAGGCTCCTCAGCAAGCTTTGGGCAACAACCTTGACCGGATGATTGCCATCACGAACGATAAAGGTGCTCAGATTGCTGCGGCTGGTGGGTCGTTCATCGACACTCTGTATGCTTCTTTGAGTGAGACCGATTTCTCGAAACGGATGGGCGGCATTTTCTTCGAGGCTCAACGCAAACGCGACGAAGCAATCGCTGCAAAGCGTGAGAAGTACGAAGAGGAAGCCGAGAAACTCCAAGAGGAAATCGAGTCTGCTCAAGACGCTGCTGAGAAAGCCCGCGAGGATGCTGCCAACGCCCAGGAAGACGCAGCCAAGGTTGCTGCTGACGCCAAGAAGGACGAAACAGCTAAACGTCGAGCTCAACAGAAGGCGGACCGAGCCAAGAAGAATATTGCTAAGGCCGATAAGAAGTACCAGAAAGCTCTGGAGAAGGCGTCTAAGCTGGAAGCAGAGCGTGCTGGCTTTGAAGCGGGTGAGGCATATGGCGAAGGCATGGCCGACGGCATTGAGAACAACAAAGACCGCATTAAGACCCTCGTTGAGTATATTATGGACGAGCTCACGGCAGAGCAACAGAAGCTGAAGACCAAGGTTGAGAACGTAGTGAACGTTTTCGACGGTATCAGCAAAATCAGAAGCTCTGTCACGAGTATTACCGACGCGGCGAAGGATTTTGTGCGTGCATTTAACCGTATGCGAAATGCTTCAAGTGACCGGTCATTCAAACGCAACCTCGGGTATATGCTGGATTCGGTTATTCAGATGGGCCAAGGCGTTGGTGG